CCGGACGTGGAACTGGTACATCCACAGGTATTGATTGGATTAGAGATAATACAAAAGATAACGCCACTAGTTTGACACAACTATATGGTAGAGCGTACTATCAAAGAAATATGGATGGTGCTTGCAATGACGGAAATTGTGATGCGCCAGCTGGTGCTGGTGACCTACAATGTAGAAATTGTAGTTTGGATGCTTTAGCAAATTGTGTGAATTGTGATACACAGAATTGGTTACAAAGTGATTGCAATTGCGCCTGTACATATAATTGCACTCAAAATGCTAATCAAGCGTATAACTGTAATTGTGATTGCAATTGTGATTGTTTAGTTTGTGCCTGTGCTTGTTGGTAATAATTATTTTATAACATTAGGATTAATATGATATTTGAAATTTTGGCTCAAAAAAAAGGTGCACCTGATGCTACTTTTTATTATGATAATGAATTTAACATTTTAAAAGATGTTAATGGTAAGGTGTTTGAATACCCAGCAGATAAAAGAAAAAAACAGGACAAAGAACCTGTTACACCATTTGACAAAAACACTCCAATAAAAAAATCAAAAGCAGTAAAACTATTAAAGATTCAGTTGGGTCTTTCTTGCAACTATTCGTGTGATTATTGCTCACAGAAGTTTGTTGAAAGAGCTCCAGAAACAAACAAAAAAGATATTGACGCCTTTTTGGCCAAGTTGGATAATCTGGAATTTTCTGAAGAAAAAGGTTTGAAGATTGAGTTTTGGGGTGGTGAACCATTTGTATATTGGAAAACAATGAAGCCTTTAGCTGAGGCTCTACGGGAGAAATTTTCACATTGGCAAAAAGAACCAGTGTTCTCGGTTATCACCAATGGTTCTATCTTAACAAAAGAAATCTGTGCGTGGTTATACTACATGGGTTTTAGAGTTGCCATCTCACATGATGGTCCCGGTCAGGCAGTTCGTGGTCCTGATCCGTTTGATGATCCAGACCAAAAGAAAATTATTCTTGATTTTTATAAGATTATGAAGAAACAAGGTAGAATGAGTTTCAATTCTATGATGAATTCTAAAAATAGAAGTCGTAAAGAAGTGCATGATTGGTTTATTAAACTAACAGGAGATCCTAAGGTACCTTTAGGTGAAGGCACAATTGTTGATGCCTATGATGAAGATGGTTTGGCCAGCTCACTAGATTCTTATCAAGACCATTTTGAATATCGTAAATTGGCTTTTAATGATATCTATGCCAACAATGGTGATATTGGCTTTGGTATGATTATTAGTAAGATTGATGAATTTACAACCAATGTGTTATCACACTCTGAGTCCAAATATTTGGGGCAAAAGTGTGGTATGGATGAGATCGATACCATGGCAGTTGATTTACGTGGTAATGTAATGACCTGTCAGAATGTAAGCCCACTAGAGATAGCCAAGAATGGCGAGAGCCACTTTGGTGGCACATTAGATGATGTTGATGCTATTAAGATTAAATCAGCAACACACTGGATGAATCGTGCTGATTGTGCAAGTTGTCCTGTATTACATATTTGCAAAGGTTCTTGTATGTTCCTTGATGATAAGTATTGGGAGACCTCTTGTAACAATGCCTATTCTGATGCGGTTGCTTTGTTTGCTTTGTCATTTGAAAAGATGACAGGTTATATTCCTGTTTTAATTAAGAATGATGTTTTACCAAAAGACAGGCAAGATATTTGGGGAACAATGTTACAACATCAAGAGAAAACTAAAAAGAAAATCATTCCTATCAAGGTGGTTTCTGAAGTAGTGGGTAAAATTGATGATGTTGAGGTCTATGGAAAATCTAAAGTAGAAGCATAATGTCATTAACTATAACTCCAAAATTGCAAAAAGCATTAGAGATAGCTTCTTCAATTGAAGAAGTTGTTTCTGTTCAAGCAATTGAACCGCCACAGAATATATTGGATCAAATTGAAAACAAAGATAGTGTTTATTTGGATTTTGTAATTCAAACAAAATCTGGTGAAACTGATTTTGCAATTGTGGTGCCAAAAGTATTGGTAGAAAGTGTTGATGAATCATTACACATTCCTATTAAAGATTTATTAGTATGTGGTTGCACACAAATTGATGATGGTGTAGGCCATATTTGTGGTTATAGTGCATTTGATAATATTGGTAAGATGACCTATTATGTTCGTGAATCGGACCAATATTTGGTTAAATTAATTGACACTAAAGCACCTGCTGCTTTTGTTCAATCAGACAACCTTAAAAAATTGGTAGAAAAATTAGAAGCAATTGATGGTGTAAAAAGAATTCTTGTTGAAGAAATTATAGATGAAAAATTGGTAGAAAAATTAGAAACAAAAACGGTAGAAAAATTAGAAACAAAAACTCCAGTAATTTTAGAAACAAAAAATCCAGTGATTATTAAGGCTTATATTGATGTTAATAATGACAAAGTTACAGACTATTTCGTTTCATTTGCTGTAACAAAATTAGTTTATGATAATGAAACTAGTCATAAGTGGGCAGTGAATAGTCTTATAGATTTGATTGAAAAAAATAATACATAATGTAATGATGTACAATATATGAATAAAGTGAATTTATTTGCTACACCAGTGTGGTCTACACATCTAAACAACTATCAAGAATTAAATAAAAAGCTTTTATCTGTGGCATCACAATATAAAATTGGCACAGATTATTTTGATATTGCTCCCATTCTAAAAGAAAATGTTTTACCCATTATTCAAGAAGTTGCAACTGAATGTGGGTTCACACAAAACTTCTCATTGTCGGCTCGGCAAAATCCAATGATGCCTGGTAAAAATAATTCACCACATCATCACCCCGAATGTTTATTGGCTGTAGTGTATTATGTTACCGTGCCAAATAATTCTGGTGACATACTCTTACATGATCCAAGAGGTTCTGTTCTGTGGCGAGATCCGCAAGCAAGAACAGATATTACTTGGGACTCTTATCGACCATATCATAAAATCACACCAACACCTGGAATGTTATTAATATTTCCTGGTTATGTGGTGCATTCTGTTGAAAGTAATTTAAGTCAGGAGATGAGATTGTCAATAGCAATCTCTACACATTTCAAATGAAATACGTTGTTGTTGGTGGCGGAACAGCCGGTTGGCTGACAGCCCTTTATATTAATAAACATTTTCCTGATGACCAAGTTACCGTAATTGCCAGTTCAGAGATTGGTATTCTTGGTGCTGGCGAAGGCACCACACCACCATTCATTGATTTTCTAAAAGAGGTTGACATCTCTGAGAAAGACCTGTATGATAACTGTAAAGCCACTATAAAAACTGGTATCAAGTTTACAAATTGGAATGGAAATGATGATGAGTATTTTCATAATTTCACAACAGGTTTAAATGCATTACACTTTGATGCTAGTTTATTGGCAAAGTATTTTCAAAATTTAGCCACCTCTCGTGGTGTAAAGTTGATTGATGATGAAGTTGTATACATGCAATGTCATCCAAATGAAGATATAGAAAGTTTTGTTTTAAAATCTGGTAATGTCGAACACGCAGATTTTGTTTTTGATTGTTCAGGATTTAGGCGTCTTATAATTGGAGGTTTCTACAAATCAAATTGGATTGAATATCCAATGCCTTGTAAGAGAGCCATACCATTCTTTTTACCAAATGATGGCCAAAACTTACCACCATATACAGAATCGATTGCAATGAAGTATGGTTGGATTTGGAAAATACCTGTGCAAGGTCGTTATGGTTGTGGTTATGTGTTTGATTCATCTATGACCACCGATGAAGAAGCAAAAGAAGAAATAAGGCAGTATCTTGGCCATGATTTTGTTTCACCAAGAACATTCAATTTTAGTGCTGGCGCATATGATAAGTGTTGGATAAACAATTGTATGGCAGTTGGATTGTCCGCAGGATTTATTGAGCCATTAGAAGCCACATCAATATGGGTTCAAATAATGGCATTAAGAATATTTGTTCAGGTGTTTGGTGAATCCAATGCAAAAGAAAAATTGAATAGTGATGTTAAAGAAATTAACGAAGATGTTTTATCCTTTTTGTATTACCACTATATGAGTGAAAGAGTTGATAGTGATTTTTGGACATACTTTACAACAAACAATAAGATACCAGATAAACTATCTAATATGTTAAAATCAAATATGTTTTTAACATTAAAAAAATACAACTTTAATCTTTTTAACGAAGATAGTTGGAAAGCAATCAAAAAAGGAATAAATTATGTTTAACTATTGTACACCAAAAGAACTAAAAGATTTAAAATCTGAAACCTTTCCTGATGGTAAACGATACTATACACTAGAAGATGGCACAAAGTTACCATCGGTCACCACAGTTCTTGGTGCACAGAAGAAAGATGCCATCATGGCATGGCGTAAGAGAGTTGGTGAAGCAGAGGCCAATAGAATATCAAAGGCGGCCACAGGTCGTGGCACCAATGTACATACATTATGTGAACGATATTTAAACAATGAATCATTAGGTGATATTATGCCTGATGCCAAAGAAATGTTTAAATCAATCAAGCCATTACTCAATCGTATCAATAATATTCATTATCAAGAACAGGCATTGTGGTCTAAACAATTAGGTATGGCAGGTCGTGTAGATTGTATTGGTGAGTTTGATGGTGTATTATCTGTAATTGATTTTAAAACATCTAAGAAAATAAAATCTAAAGTTGAGATTGAAGATTATTTCTGGCAAACATCAGCATACGCTCTCATGTATGAAGAATTGATTGGCGCTCCAATAAATAATTTGGTCATTATCATGGCAGTACAAGATGAACAACCTTTATTATTCCAAGAAAAAACAGAACATCATATCGATGGTTTGGTAAAGGCCATACAATTTTATAAGGACCAATACAAATGAAAAAATTATTACTGGTATTATTATTTGTGCCAATGTTGGCTTTTGCACAAAAACAAAAAGAAGGTGTAACATACAATGCAACACTCACTAGGGTTATTGATGGTGATACGGTGGCATTTCAAGCGTTATGGTTACCAGAGCCATTAAAAAAAGAATTATCGATTCGTGTATTTGGTGTTGATACACCAGAGAAAGGCCATCGTGCTCAATGTCCTTCTGAAGATGCTCGAGGACAAGCGGCCACGGCATTTACCAAGAAAATGGTAGAACAATCTACCACTCGGCAAGTGGTATTAATGAGTTGGGACAAGTATGGTGGTCGTGTCCTAGGTGACGTACTATTGAATGGTCAGTCCTTGCGTTCCATGTTGATCCAACAAGGGTATGCACGGGAATACTATGGTGAGGCTAAGACCAGTTGGTGTCCATAAAGTGGTAAACTTGAAGTAAACTGGTTGCCTATATAAGTATAAACACTTATAATAGGAACACTATGAACAAATATTGGAAAAAACTCTGCACTCCCGAGCAGAATGAAAGACAGTACGGGGCTTTAAAATTTTTGGCTGGTGGTCTAAGTTTTCTTTTTGTTATTTGGTTACTAGAAAGGATTCTGTAATGCCTAGCAAAGAATGTGTAAGACAAGTTAAAGTAAAAAGTTTTGCATTTTATACCGGTGCCTGTGGTTTTGCATTGGTTGTATTAGCAATTCTTTTTGTATTAAGTAAGCATTCGTAGAAGTTATTAAAAAGTTTGGTAAGACGTGGGTGCGAATCCCACCGCCTCCACCAGCAACTACATTAGAACGAACCGAGTTATCGGTAGCAAACAGAGCCAGACTGGTCTAGTGTAGTTCCTAATGGGGGCGAATAGATTCGATTATCAGATTAGTATAATAATGGAGAATCGCCAGAGAAGGCGTAATCACTAATTAAATTAAACGCAAACGATAATAAGTATGCACTTGCTGCCTAATAGGTAAGCGGAGTTTTGATGATTGAACTTAGCAACAGAATCAATCATCTTTTATATTATGAAAAATACACCTAAAGAATATTATAAATGTCATTTTACTGGACAAACATTTCACTATACTGAATTTGTGTTGGCGCAAAAAGGTTGGCTTGCTATTGATGGCACCCGTAGGCACCCAATATCAAAAATTGGTAAAACAATTAATCAAGCACTTACAAATGGCCTAAGAATTACACACAATGGTAAATTAATATCGATAGCAAACGAACAACATCCACACCATCACATCTATAAACAACATACACAAGATGTGAGAAAAGAAAATAATTACAAGTTTGGTTGGTTGAGAGTGGATTTAACTAAAGAAGTCTATATTAGAACTTATCAAAGTTTGAATATGCAAATGCCAGATTTAGAAAATCTGTCTTTAAGGGGTAGTAGAAAAAGTAATGGGTCTGATGCTTGTTTGGATTTTTTACAAATAAAAAATGATAGGCATCATAGAGAAGTAAAAATAGGCAAATATTTTGTTGATGGGTTAGTTGACAATATTGCAGTGGAATATTTTGGAGATTTTTTTCATGCAAATCCAAAATTCTATTCTCCTAAACAAAAAATATTAGGTTATACTGCCGAACAAAAATGGCAGAAAGATAGTGAGAGGTTAAAAACTATTGAAGGAAGTGGTATTAAAGTAGTTAAAGTATGGGAAAATGATTGGAATATATTTCAACAATCTTCTCATTCTAAGTTGAGAGTGGAATATAATAATCAAGAATTTCACATTATGAACTTGGAAGAATTAAAAAAAGTAATATTTGGATAAATAAATTATCAGCACACACATAACGCTGATACAATACACACATTAACACACAGGAGTAGAAGAATGACACCATATGAAATTCGCCTAGAATTATTGAAAATGGCACAAGGTTTAGTATCTGATGAGTATTCATACAACAGAAGCGCTAAACTAGAACAATGGCACACACAGGTTGAGGCAGCAAAGATTGCCGGTTTAGAATCACCTGATATCCCCGAGTTGCCACCATTCCCCACAGAAACAGATATAGTTAAGAAGGCAGAAGCCCTCAATCTATTCGTTTCACAAACCCCTCCACAACCTGAAGTAAAAATTACAAAGAAATCGACATCGTAATTGGAGATGGCGGCTTTGGCCGCCTTTAACAAGGAGAAAAGATGAAGTTTAATCTTCCAAAAATTAATTTAGTCACGGCAGTATTAACAACAATTGCTGTTTTGTTTACTGTACCAACACTATCAAAAGAATTCATATCGACAGCAACAGAAAAACAAGTTGCTACGAGTTACAACAAACAAGTAGAATGCCTCGCCAAAAACATTTACTATGAATCGGCTGGCGAAACATACGAAGGTAAATTGGCCGTTGCACAAGTAACACTTAATCGTGTTAAGAGTGGCCATTTCCCAACAGACATCTGTGCTGTTGTTTACCAAAAGACCACAGATGCCAATCTTAGGACAGTTTGCCAATTTTCATGGACTTGTATGGTCAAAGAAATGGTACACGGACAAGATCGGTATAGATGGGAAGAATCTCTATTAATTGCAAAAAGAGCATTGACAGTTCCAGTTTTACATGATAAAATAGCAGAAACAAACGCACTGTATTACCATGCGACTTATGTAAATCCTGGTTGGAATAGAAACAAGGTTGTAACGAAAATAGGTAATCATATATTTTATAGTAGAATTTAATATGCCAAGTCGTGAAGAAATAAAGCAATTCAGTATAATGATTGAACAATTGGTAACAGATGAGCATTTGGGTTACATGGATGCCATCTGTCATCATTGTAAAGAAACAGGATTAGAAATAGAAGTGGCTGCCACTCTTATATCTTCCGCTCTCAAAGCAAAGATTAAAGAAGAAGCACAAGATAACAATATGTTGAAAAAGAGTTCGAAACTGCCTATATGACCGAGAACACAGGCTTTGCAGCCTATGCTCTATGGAACGCATTGAAGCTGCACTTCACTTCTGAATCTTACGATTACTTTAAATACAATGGCAAAACAAATGTTTCAAAGCAAACATTTGCCATTCGTAAAGACAAATACCAATTCTATAAATTATCCCGAAAGTTTGATTTAGAACAATTAAAGAATTTTTATATTGCCAATTTTTTAGAAGGCAATGGCGAATGGGTTGGTGACCTATTACAAGATGGTGATGGTAACTATGCCAAGTGGCAGAAAAGAATACAAAGCTTGACTTATACCTTTGAAAATGATATAATCAAGTTATTGGATACAGTTGATAATCCAAATGAATTGTTGTTTGTGAAACAAAACCAGTTTCCCAAACTAATGATGTGTGCAACACAAGGAGATATTTGCCTTGAAACTTTAATCATATTAGATAATATTATGAATTATTTTCCAATGTGGGAAAAAGAAATCTATGATGATATAGTATGGCCAAATTTTAAAATGAAATGTCAAAAGTATCGGCCGTTTCTACATTATGAAAAAGAAAAGTTTAAACAGATTTTGAAAGAAAAGATTAAAGAGTATGCATAAGATTACAAAGATTTACTTGGACATGGATGGTGTGATTGCCGATTTCAATAAACGGTACAAAGCACTATACAAAATGGAACCAAAGGAAGCAGAGGACAAAAAAGAGTTTTATAAATTCTTTGATGAGTTTATTGCCACAAAGCAATTTGCAACACTTGATTTGATGCCTGATGCTACAATGTTATTAAACTATCTCAGCAAGTTAAATATACCTACTGAGATATTATCTTCTACTGCGTCTGAGAAACGTGATGCTGATATTAGGGCTCAGAAACTAATGTGGTTACAAACAAACAATATTGGTTTCAAAGTGAACCTAGTTCCAGGTAAAAGATTGAAAAAAGATTTTTCTAATGCCAATTCAATATTGATTGATGATACACCAGTTAATATTGACCAATGGCGTAGAGAAGGTGGTGTTGGTATACTTCACACGGATGCCTTAACTACCATCGGTATTTTGAAAATGTACACTTGACATTGGATAAATATAATTATATAATGAGAAGTTAGTGGATAAGTTGTTTATATACCGTTTTTATACTCCGTTTATACGAAAGGAAATACTATGAGTTTTGCAAATCTAAAACGCCAATCTGGCAACCTTGACAAACTATCTAAAGCAGTCGAGGCACTCTCCCAAACAACCGAAGGCAATACAAAGGTCGATAATTTCTGGCGTCCAGAAGTTGATAAAGCAGGTAATGGCATGGCCACTATCCGTTTTCTTCCTGCATCTGAAAAAGATGGTGATGATGCTCTGCCTTGGGTCAAAATCTTCTCCCATGGCTTTCAAGGTCCTGGTGGTTGGTTAATTGATAATTGTTTGACCACTAAGAATCAACAATGTCCTGTGTGCGAACACAATTCTACATTGTGGAATTCTGGTATAGAAGCGAACAAAGATGTAGTTCGCAAACAAAAACGTAAACTAAATTACGTTTCAAACGTTTATATTGTATCCGATCCAAAACATCCTGAGAATGAAGGTAAAGTATTCTTGTTCCGTTATGGTAAGAAAATCTTTGATAAGATTACTGAAGCCATGAATCCTCAGTTTGCTGATGAACAAGCAGTCAATCCATTTGATTTATGGAAAGGTGCTAACTTTAAGTTAAAGATTCGTAAAGTTGAAGGTTATCAGAACTATGACAAATCTGAATTTGAATCGGCAGCTCCATTATCTAGTGATGATGCTGAACTTGAAACAATTTGGAAATCACAATACTCACTACAAGAGTTGATTAGTGATAAAGAATTTAAGTCATATGATGATTTGAAGAAACGTCTTGATAAGGTACTTGGCCTTAATGGTGAAGCACCAAAGACGACCGTAGAACAGGTAAAAGCAAAAGAGTTTACTGCTACTAAGAAAACAGTTGCTGAACCTGACCTAGCAGATGATGATGATATGGCATACTTTAGTAAGCTCGCTGAAGAAGATTAATGCCTTGTGAATTTTTAACTTTGATTGAAAGGAAATAAAATGAAGTATCTCGTATCTCTACTCGCAGCTGCATTTGCAGTAACAGCCTTTGCTCAAGCTCCTAAGAAAGAAGAGCCAAAGAAAGAAGCTCCAAAAGCAGAAGTTAAGAAAGAAGAAAAGAAGAAGTAATCTTCTCTTACTTAAAAGAAACCCCGCTTAGGCGGGGTTTTTTATTGGTTATACAACTCTGGTACTGTATAATATCATTCGTTGAAAGGTTTCTTCCAAGTTCCTAACTGGCGGTAAAGGATTCTTTTCCTTTGTTGATGTATTAGAAACCTTTGTTGTATTACTTATTGCAATAGAAGGATCTTCATTACTGACAGGTATTTTCATATCTAAATTCTGTGATTGAACAGATTGTAATGCCGATCCCATATTTGGTGTATCTACAGCCGCAGGTTCTTGATTAACAGTAGTTGCTGCTGGCGCAGGCGCTGGTGTTGTTATCGGTTGTGATGTAGAAGAAGTTTGACCTAATGATTTATCTCTTTCAACTTTATAATCTTCAACAGCCTCTAAAGCACCCGGTCCTCTTTTGGCAAAGCCATCTAACTGTGTGTTATTTAATTTTTCACCTTCATTATAAATTTTTTCATAATCTTTTATTTCTGCCATTGTTCTGTCATATTCTGGCAAACCTTTTCTTTTCTCCATCTCATCTTTGACACCTGCAAGACCACCAACTTCTTGTGCTTGTTTTAAACCTTTGGCTTCTTGTTCTGCTTCATAACTAGGTTCTGCCTTTAATGCTTTGTATATGAAATAACCAAAAGCACCAACAGCGGCTGCAGCAAGTAATGGTGCACCAATAGGACCAAGAGCAAACGTAGCTAAAGATCCTAATCCTTTCAAAGCTAATTTTCCAACTTCTTTTAGGCCAAAAGCTGAAACAATGTCATCAATTATACTTCCACCACTTTCTTCAGCATCTCTTTTTATTTTTGTTGCAGAAGCTTTACCATCATATTTTTTACCTGTAATCGCCTCCATTAATTCTTTATGACGGCGCAATCTTTCTAATTCTTTTTCTTCTGCAAAATTATTTTCTCTTGCTCTTTGAAGTTTATCTTCTTCTAAAGAAGATTTCAACAAATTTTCAATGTTGTATAGTATAGAGGCAAAGTCACCACCACTTTCTATAGGACTTAACTTAGAGGCAGTATCTCTACCTTTTCTAGTTTTACCGGCAAAGAATTTAATATCCTTTTTAGACCGACCCATTATTTTACCCAATAAAGCAGGACCTAAAGAAGAACCACCAGTCATAAATTTAGCCATGTTCAATGGATCAAATGACTGTTTAATACCAGTCATTGTAGCTTTGGTCTTTTCTGATATAGTGGCACCAAGAGAACCACCAATACCTCCACCCTCAATTAATTTTTTGGCCATTAAATCACCAAAGGAAGTTCCTCTAACATCTTTTGCTTTTTGGTATTCCATTATTGTTCCCGTATCTTCTTCATATAAGCAGGTCTATCATCTGCTGGTGCAAATGTTGATGCTGGTGTTTGGTTTTGAGTTGTTGTGGTATTATTATTTACAATAATTGAAGGCTTGTCATTTGGTGATTGTTCTTTAAGAATTCTATTCTCAGTTGAAGCACGGTCTATTTGTGTACCTGTGGTTGAGTCGTTAGCAACACTCAAATCTTGTTTCTCATACTCTGTTGCTAATGCAGCCCTTTTAACTGCTTTTTCTCCTGTAGGATCAGAAAATCCAACAGCTTTGTTTACTATAGATATATTTTCAAGATTTTTTGGATCACCTTTTGTCAAGTATGCTTTATATTTTAAAAAGAACCAAGGAATCGATTTAGCGGCAACTTCTGGATTATTGAGTAAGTCTGGGTTTGAAACTAAATCCATTTTAAGATAATCACCTAGTGCTTTATAAGCATTTTTACCTGTAATCTGTATAAATCCTCTACCTCTGTATTTCCATCCATCACCGGGTTCTGAATTACCATCAGTTTTTGCATACACATGATTTGCCAAGGCTTCTGGATTTTTAACAAATTGTTGTGCAAATTCTTCTGTTGGTATTCTATTTTTACCAAAAGTATTTTGTATTGCCTTTGCAGAAGAATAATTTAAATTTTCACTTTTTGATACAAAATTAGATTCTGATTTTACTTGTGATAATATATTTGCTTGAGCTTTTGAAGAAAGGCCTGCAGCCGCTAAAGCAGAAACAACCAAACCAGCATTGCCTGCCAATTTGCCAGTAATTGATGGTTTAATAGCTGGCGCCTTTGCTGTTGGTACAGCAGTAGGCGGCTTGGCTTCTGGTGCCTTCTCTACTTTTGGAGGTTTTTCAGCCTTCTTTTCTTTTGCTTCGGTCTTTTGTTTCTCGGCCGGCTTTTGTACTTCTTCTTTTTTTGCCTTCTCAGCCGTTTGTTTTTTGTCAACTTCTTTTTTTACTTCAGTTTTTTTATTTTCTGTTTCGGTTTTTTTCTCAGTTTGTTTCTGCTTAGTTTCAGACTTCTTTTCTTGTTTTTCTTCTTTTGGTGTTTTTTCTTTCTTTTTTCTACGAGCAGTCAGAGCCTTAATTAATTCTCGGTTTCGTAGTTCTTCTTCTTTTTCAATACGACTTTCGAAAGAATTTTCTTTTTCTCTTTGCCTTACTTTGTTATCTCTATCTTGTTTTAAAAATTGATAAATTCTACCTAAAGATTCGGTAGATGATTGTAAACTTTCTGAATCCAAACCAGTAGTGGCAAGAGAATTTATACTCTTTTTCTTTGGATCACCAGCAAAATATTTTAAATCGGCTTGACTTCTTCCCATCATTCTACCAAGCAAAGCTGGTCCTAAACGGCTACCGCCAGTTAATGCTCTTGCTATGTTGAGTGGGTCGAATGTTTCTTTGATGCCCATCATACGGGCTTTTGATCTTTCAGATAATGTTTTTTTAATGGAACCACCAATGCCTTCACCGCTGATAAGATTGTCAGCAAGCAGTTCACCGAAAGATTTACCTCGGATAGTTTTAGCCTTTTGATATTCCATCTACTATTTTTTCTTTTGTCGTTCTTTTATCTTTTGATTTTCTTCTTCAATGTATTGTATCAAAAGGGAGATGTAGATATCTCTTTCCCAAGGCATCATATTTTCAAGTTCGGTCAAGCTGTACTTATGGTGTTGCATTAACGAAAAATTCGTTTTATAATAATTTCTCAGATTGTCATGACGAAATGTTAACCGAAAAAACTTTCTAACCCTTCCACCTCTATCGTGTGGTTGAACCCACACTTACCACAGGTAATTTTAACTTCTTCTTTTAGTTTTGGTAAATTATCAAAAAACTTTTCTACCTTAGAGAATTGTTCTTGGTTCATACCTTCTACAAATTCTAACATTTCACCAGGTTGTGCTTCATGGCCATAATAGAATTGTTCACCATCGTAAATGTACTCTATAGATTCAGCAATCATATTAAAGGTCACTTCAGTAATATCTTCAAATTTTAAAGAATCTTTTACCACACCAAATTCAGGGTATTTCATTTTAATACTGATTTGTGATGACAGTTGAATCTCAGGTTTAATATCTTCAGGTACCTGAACTTTAATCTGTGTTAGGTCAATATTTTTTTCCATAATATTACCACACTCTTTGTTATCTACAATATTATTACAGCGGTAACGAGATTCAACAATTTCACCTACAGATTTGGCTCTCAGATTAATAAAGTAATATTCAATATCAATAATAGGCAATTTATCAATATCGACACCTTCACTAATTGTACAGTTGATAAGAATGTCACGAACTGCTTGTTGTGTAGAATTTGAATCTTGTGACTCTAAAGCCATCAAAAGATTACGTTGTTCTTTAACAAGAAACGGTCTATATTTTATTTTCTTTTTAGAAACTGGCAAATCAATTTCATAAGATGGTACGTCAAGTTTTGGTAAAGCCATAATAACTCCTTATATAATCATATTAAATTTGTAGTTCTTTCTCTTAAAGCTTCAGTATTAAAAGATGCTGTTTGGTCTGGAGGATTTATGCCAAACTGTGTGGGTTCGGCTGAAACACCATTAATAATATTTGATACTGCAGCAAGACCAGCATCAACAAACTGCATGCCAAGAGCTTGTATGGAATTATTCTGCCAGTATGTATAGGCAAAAGTTACATTAAGTTTATGATACCCATCTGAACT